AAAACAATTTTTAATAAATCTGTTTCGCCCTTATATGTTTCTGGTAAATCTCTTAGTTTTTGTCTATATGTAGCCCATTCTGCTTTTTTTGTGTCACTTAGCGGCGAGTCTGCTGACTGTGTCCAATCAGAAGCAGTTAATAAACCGTAACGTCTATCTTTTACCACTGTCCATATAGTCATATTAGGTATTTCGTCTGATGTTCTCTGTACCACTTTATACTCCTAATCCTTGTACTGTTATAATTGCATCTGATACTCCGCCATCAGTACTTCCTGATGGACCGTAATCACTAATACCATGAAACAACCAAGCATAGTAGGTTGTATTTGGCAAAAGGTTTAATTTATGACTTATTATCACAGTG